CTATGTGCAGTTGGCTTTTTGCCAACGAAATCAATCCGCTTAGCCCCCGTCACTGCAATACTGCACTTCTTTTTATAGGAAGAGTATAAAATGAAAAGTAGAGAAAAAAGTGTAATAGCAGCAGGATATACGCGCGCGCGACGCGACGTGCTGTCGTCGGTGCGGCAATGACCCCCGCGTCGCCGGTCGTCGCTCAATGCCTGGCAATGACTGGGCCAGCCGAAACCGCATTCCGGTCGCGCTGGCGCATGGGCACGCTGCGCCGGGTCGATGCGGATCTGCATCAGGCGGTTGTTGAGCAGATCGACCTGTACAACACCGCGTTGGTAACTGGGTCTGATCAGGAAGCTCGGTTGCAAGCTGCTGCAATGGTCCGAGGCTGGCGAGCCGCATGCGCGGCCCTCGAGAGCCCGCTGCTGCCGGACGACGCCTATCTGGTCGGCTTCGACCCCAACACCGGCACGCGCGTCGTGGTGGCCGAGCAGCAGGCGTCGATCGGCCGTGTCCAGGCCGTTGCCGGTGAACGCGTCGTCATGGTCACGCCAGACGAGGTTGCGCGCATGGTCGCCGGCATGACGATCATTGCCGAAGCCAAGCGCCTCTTCCCCGACGCGGAAATTATGGAAATCACCCCTAACCCCCGCCGTGAAGGCGAGAGCGAGGCAGCGTGATGGGGAAGCGATCGAACTTCGAACGCGTCGAGCGCGATTTCTACCCGACTCCGCGCGAGGCTGTGTTGCCGTTGTTGCCGCATCTCACGCCCGGCACGCGATACCTTGAGCCATGCGCTGGCGACGGCGCTCTGGCGCTCGCGCTGGACGACGCAGGCCATAAATGCGTGGGTGCCTACGATATCGAGCAGCGAGAACGTCGAGAAGGATTTCGCTGCCTTGTCGTTCGGCATGACGCGACCTCCTACGCCTATCCCGGCGCAGCATCGGTCGATTGCTTCATCACGAACCCGCCATGGGACCGCAAGGTTCTGCACCCGATCATCGTCAACCTGTCTGACCGACTGCCCACATGGCTGCTGTTCGATGCTGACTGGCAGCACACCCGCCAGAGCGTGCCTTTCCTCCCGCGCCTTCGCCGCATTGTCTCGGTCGGCCGCGTGAAGTGGATCCCGGACTCCAAGATGACGGGCAAGGACAATTGCGCCTGGCACCTGTTCGACAAGCCGTCTGAAGACGCCGTGCAATTCTTCGGAAGGCTGGCCGCATGACCGCTAACCCCCTGACAACCCAAGGAACAACCCATGAATAACCGAGGCAGGCCGGCGTTCCGCAGCAAGCAGGTATTGAGCTATACGCGGGAAACCCTGCGCAAGGATGGCGTGGCGCCGTCCTACGGCATGATCTGCGAGCGCTTGGGCATCCGCACCCGGCAGGAGGTTTCGCGCATCGTGGCGAGGCTCGAGCGTGAGGGAGAGTTATCCCGGGTGGGCAAGGGCAATGTGCGGCGCATCCGGGTTCATGAATTATGCTAACTATAAACCAATAAGGCCGCCCGTTACATTGCCACCAAAGGAGCCCCGACCATGCCCGACGCGAAGATCAACGGCCAGACCACCAAGCCGATGCCCCCGAGCATCAAGAACGCGATTGCGCGCGGCCTGCCCAAAACCACCGCTATGGCGAAGGGTCCTAAGCCCGTTTCGACCGTGCGGGTTGGTTGAGTAAGGCAGTTGCGTGGCGCGCGCCAAGGAACAGATCGTTGAGCATGGCGGGTTGCCGGTTCCGGGGCCCGGGCGTGACAGCGTCTATCGCGTAGAGTTCAACGAGCAGGCGCGGAAACTCTGTCTGCTCGGTTATATCGACGCCGAACTTGCCAGTTTCTTTGGCGTCTCCGAAACCACCATCAACAACTGGAAGCTGCAGTATCCCGCTTTTCTTGAGTCCATACGGGCCGGGAAAGTCGGTGCGGACGCGGAGGTCGCTGATAGCCTGTATCGCCGCGCTACCGGCGAGAGCATCATTGTGGAGCGCGTCGTCAAGGATGCGGAAGGAAAACACGACGTCATCACGCTAAAACAATTCGTGCCGGGCGAAGTCCAAGCGCAGCGCCTATGGCTGATGAATCGCCGCAAGGCTGACTGGCGCGATAAGACCGAGGTGGAGCACACATTCAACCTTGGCGACGCGCTAGACGCTCTCGATGGCTGAGCAATTCGATGCAGCCAAGCTCAAGCGGCTGCGCGACGACTTCCAATATTTTGCCAAGCACTGTTTGCGCATCCGCACGAAAACCGGAGCGATCGAACCACTGACGCTCAACAAGGCGCAACTCCATCTGCACAGCCTGATCGAGGAGCAACGGCGGAAGACTGGCCGCGTTCGCGCAATCATCCTCAAAGGCCGCCAGATGGGCGCCAGCACGTACATTGAGGGCCGGTTCTACTGGCGCTTATGGGGAGGGCGCGGACTGCGCGCGTTCATCCTCACGCATGAGCAGCCCGCCACAGACAACCTGTTTTCCATGGCTAAGCGCTATCACGAGAATGTACCGCCAGCGTTCCAGCATCCGACCCAGGCGGCGAACGCGAAGGAGTTGGCATTCGCGGGCAGAGACTGCAGCTACAGTGTCGCAACGGCGGGCACGAAGGAAGTCGGCCGATCGGCGACGATGCAGCTTTGGCACGGCTCTGAGGTCGCGTTCTGGCCGAATGCTGAGGACCATGTTGCGGGCCTCGAGCAGGCGCTTGCCGACGTGGATGGGTCCGAAGCACTGTTGGAAAGCACGGCCAACGGGATCGGCAACCTGTTTCAGCGTCGTTATGGCGCGGCGCAGCGCGGGAGCTCATATCAAGCAATCTTTATGCCGTGGTTCTGGTCGCAGGATTACAGGCTTGAGCCGCCAGAGGGATGGGAGCCGCCAAGGGCATGGGATGAGTACGGTGAGCGCAACGGCCTCGACTGGTTCCAGCTTTATTGGGCGTACAGCAAGAACCGCGACATGGCATCGGCTACTGGCGCAAGCGAGAATGAACCATGCTGGAAGTTCAAGCAGGAATATCCGTCGAACGCTGAAGAAGCGTTTCAGACCGCAGGAAACAGCTTCATCCCGTCTGAGAAGATCGCCGCTGCCCGTAAACCTGCAGGGCGGATATTCGGGCTTGGCCCGCTCATCATTGGAGTTGACCCCGCCCGTGGCGGCGGCGACAAGACGGGCGTTGTGTCACGTCGTGGGCGTAGAGTGGGAGAGGTCATCTGCGAGACATGGGACACGGACGATCTCATGGTGCTCGCAGGGCGTGTTGCGGGCTTGATCCGGCTGCATCAGCCAGCGGCGGTCAATATCGACGTCGGGGGCCTTGGCGCCGGTGTGTACGACCGGTTGCGCGAGCTGGGGTTCAACCAGGTCAACCCGGTGAACTTCGGGAGCAGCCCGGTTGGCTTGGGTCCGACCGGTGAGGAGCTGTACGAGAACCGGCGCGCTGAAATGTGGGACGTGATGCGCGACTGGTTCAATGATCCGGCTGGTGTGCAGATACCGGACGAGGACGAATTGCACGGCGATCTGACTTCGCCTGTCTGGGGCACTGGCGAGACGCGGCACAAGTCGAACAACGAACTGATCATCTCGCCAAAGGACAAGATCCGCGAGCGCTTGGGCTTCTCTCCAGACAAGGGTGATGCTATGGCGTTGACGTTCGCCGAGCCTGTTTACGAGAGCATCGAGCATGACGAGCGTCCCGCCCAACGCTCCAGCCGCAGCACAGGATATTGAGCCATGAAGACAGATGAAATCCATGCCCTCGCGAAGAAGAACGCGAAGAGCCGGGGCTACGTGATCGCGCACTGGCTGGAGCCGACGCAGGATGGGACTGAGTTGAAAGTCGTTGCCCGGATGCGCATCGGCGGACGCACGCATGGTCTCGGCTTTCGCTGGGACGGCAAATCGAACAAGGATCTGCTCGACCGCGTCGTGAGCCTGGACTACGGTATGTCGGTGCTGGAGCGGAAGGTTGCGGAGGGCAAGATCGCTTCGATTGCGGAGACGGTGCAGTGAGAGATGCTGTTAGACCGTTCCGACCGCATCCGCGTTTCTTTTGGCCGCGCGTCAAAGCCGTGTTCCTGCGGATGGGAAATGGACGCCTGATGCGAATGCCTGCCACTGGCCACCAAAGGCGCATGTTATTCGCGAGGAAACGAAATGGCCGATAGTCCTGAACTCGACGCCCTGAAAGCCAAGCTCGCCGCTCGCAAGGGCAAGGAGGGCTACAAGGAGAACATCCGCGAGATCGAGGCGCGGATTGCTGAGTTGGAGAAGGTTCCAGGGCAATGATCGACTGCGTAACAACCAAAATTCCGATTACGCCGGACAATCTGCCTAAGGGCACGTTCTACGAGGTAGACGGATCGGCATGGGAGGCGATTGTGGACCGTGGCGAGGCCAAGGGCTGGCGATGGCAGCCGAAGGACTGGAAGGCCTTTGCCAAAGAGGTTCCGACAGGTGAAATGACACCATACGTATTCCCG